ATAAACTCAATAGCCTTAGCTGGTTTGACGATAATCTTAGCATAAAGAACGTTTTGATCAATAAGATCTGGTGTCGTAGTGGTTTCATCAAGGATTAACTTGTAATCAGTGATACCAAACTGAGTTCTAACATTGCCCAAGATAGGATTCACCTTGGCTTTAAAGTTGTTCCAGGTTGCTTGAACATTCTGTTCGAAAAGAATATTGTTGCTGGCGATTGCAATCTGCTTCTTAAGGAAGATAACAAGACGACGAACATTAATTCTATCGAGTGCAGAGCGGCGCTCCTGAAGTGTCTTTTGCCCAAAGACAACAATACCGGAGGATGGGAAGGATGCGATTGGGTTGATGCGTGCATCATAAAGCGTATCTCTTTCCTTGGATGTAAGTCTTTCAGAAACGTTAATAACTGGCAAGCCAGCAGCGCCCTGAGAGAGTCCACCTCTGTTGAAGCCAGCAGGGGCGAACCACACAGCGGACTGACGCTCAGAACTAGCGTAAACACCCATCATAGCAACTGTTGGCGGAATCCAAACAAGCTGCCCATTGTCATCACGAGTCTGAACCCATGGGTAGTATGTTGCACCATAACTGGAATCAATCTGTCTGTTTTTCAAGTTAGTAGCTGATTGAACAGGTGTTGTGCCAATTCTATTTGTCTTATCTGTATTATAAGCCTCATGATTAGGAATATAAACATTTGGTAAGTCAATAATTGCCAAGGCATCACCACGATCCGAACTGTTACGAATCATACGCTCTGTTAAAGCAGTGTTTGTCAATCCAGGCATTGTGAGCAAGTTCATGTCAATGTACTCTGGATCACTTACTGTATCAATTGCTCTTTCAATTGTGTTATAAGCATAGGATGTGTCGCGAGTAGCACTTGTTCCGATTCCAGCATTATAGAAAGGATCTGGCTTCTGGATGTCAACACCGTCAAAACCACCCCAGAATGGAGCGTTAAACTGTCTAACATCGGCATCGAGAAGTGTCTTGTATGTTCCGTTAGCACTAGTGCTGGTTCCAGCGACTCTGGAGCCTGAAGTATAGGTAAACCCATCAGCAGCGGAGCCAGTTACATCATCTAATGTGAAGATGTATTGGAAGCCCTTAAGACCAGAGCCTAAGTTATTATAAGTTGTTGATGTGTTGTCAACAGGAACATTTGTTGCTGTTCCTAAATCTGAGTATAATAATCTATGGATATCTGCAACACTTGGATCAAAGACTGTGTTGGTAGCTCTTGCATAAGATTGGAAACCAAAGTATGCATCCTCAGCAGAACTAATAACTCCATCTCTGGACTGTGCTCTGAGACGATCAGTCGGGAATTCGAATGATGCAGAGAGAGCATTGTAAGGGGCAAAGTTACCACTTAGTAACAAGGTTCCTTCAATTGTGGAGCCAATGGCCTTTGTTCCAGGAATTGCATCACCTGCTTTAATAAATCTATTCAAGAATTCTAAGCGCTGTGGTGTTGCCTGGGAACCCAAATAACCAACAGCGGATGCACTTCTGAATGTTGGAGGTCCAAAGTATCCAAAAGGTAAAAGAGTGGATGTTGCAGAGCCATCGTCAACAGAGGACTCCATATCAACTCTAACGTACTTAGAGTTATTTGGATAAGTGCCATACATCTTTAAGCGACGATCTGTCTCGCTCCACTGCTCATACATGTCTCCAATTCTGCGAGCAATATAATTTGGTGAAGTAGGATCAAGTGTTAAGTTGTCGAATCTCTCTAAAACATCTGCCTTAGTATCGACAGAGGAGATTGGTCTAATAACAAGTGAGAAAGTACCATAATCATCAGATGTGGTATTAGAAGCACGAAGTTGCTCAATTGAGACCTTCGCATTCTTGCTTAACCATTCTCCGTGTCCACGACCAATCAATCTAAAGAGTTTTTGAGCATTTTCAGCATGGTAAGAGGCTGCAGCACCTAAGTCTTGACCAATAAACCATCCTGAAATCGCTTCCTGTGATGGAATATTCTTCATGTTGTGTGGACCAATAGTCGAAGTGGAGCCAGAAGCAATACCAACGATTACACCATAAAAACTATCTGCTTCGGCTGAACTTCCCAAAGTTTTGTTGTTATCACGCATGAACTGCTCAAAAGTCTCTCCGAGGTAATAATCCTCAAAAACCTCTGTATTATAGAAAGTTCCAGCAGGACTTGTAAGCTGTGGGTTTGTGTTAAGGCGCTTACGAATGAAGTTTTCATTCTCATTATTAAAGTTAATAGAGAACTTCTTTAAGCCATTTGTGGCACCATTAATAAATAAGTCAAAGTTGCCATCACTATTTGTCTTAACAATCAAGCAAGAGCCCGTACCAACTGGTGGCTGCAAGTTTGGACTCAAGTCGCCAGCGAGTGTTCCACCTAACTGAACAGAGCCACTATTGACATAGATAATAGCACCAAGCTGGAATGCAGAGGAGCCAATAAAATTGTTTGTAGAGGAAGAAGCAGCAACGAATAATCCATAAGCACCACCTGCGATGGTGGTAGAGAGAATTGGAGTTGTTAGTGCTGGAGTAGTTCCAATATTGGTTCTCCAGCCTGCCATGGCATCATGGGTTCCATCATTTGTTGTTGTCTGCTGACCTAAAAGACGAAGGTAGTTTACTGGAGCAACTTCAGACTGAAGAAAGGCTTTTGCAGCATAAGTTCCATACATTGGAGATTGAAGATTGCCATCACGATAAACATCGCCACCTCTTTGTCCGGGCACTGTAGTACCATAGTTATTAACAAATTCTTCATAAGAACTGACCTTTGTAGGGGTCATCGCTATTCCTTGGGAGGCCCTACCGATGATAACTGGACCGATGGCATCGGGCTCAGAAGGCAAGAACGAGTTATCAATCTCATTGATAAACACTCCAGGAGATATAAATTTAAAGCCTTTAACTGACATTCTTTAGTTCCTCTCTATAAAATGGTGTTTTGTACATTATTTATCACAACCATACTACTTTAAATAGTATTTCGTAATTCAAAAGTCTCTACTAACTTGTAAAATCAATTTACAGTTTAAGAAGATATAACGGTGAATCCATCAACACCCGCTGTTACGATTGATTCTCTAGGATAGGCAATCTCTACTATATTCTCTTCAACTGATACGATTGGACGATCATCGTTCTCGCCTTCACCAATCAAATAACCTAAAACCCTAAAGGTTATTTCAGTGGAAAACATACGTAATTCCTCTGATAAATTAGCTACATTGTTGTTATTATTCAATCCTTGTTCAATGAAAACCTCATACAAGTGACCATTGCGACGAAGAACAAAAGAGTTTATTTGGCCAGTTCTTGTTAAGAATGGTGCCATCAATTCATTCATTTGTTGTTGATATTCTGTCTTTAAGGTAATTTTATAATCAACATTTATGTATACTGGAATTGGTATGGATAGAGTTTTAACGACAATCTTTTTATTTTTTCTAGGGTAAAACGCTTGATTGTCACCATCAGTAAAATTATTTCTTTTAACATTATCATTAGCAGCAAAATCTCTTGTTTTGTTTTGAACTATTTGTTTAGCGATAACAAAGCGCCCTGTCCTTCCATTAAGCTTATTAGAATAAATATGCGCCTGAAAGCCTCCCTTTCTAGATGGATCTTTAGTTATGGCTGTTCTTTCAACACTAATGACTGGTAATATAATAGAACCACTGTCATCTCTAAGGTTTCTGTTATTTTTAACCTGAAAAGCTCTTTCTGGTGTCTGCCAAAAGATTGGGACGGGCTTCCACCCTTCATTGGTGGTTGCACTTAGCTCTAAATCATTCTTAAGCCACTCTATAACAGATGCATCTATGTCTTCAATATTGGAAGACAACATTCCTATCTCACTGAGTTTTAATTTAGTACCAGCAGGAATCTGTGCGAAATCAAAATTTATATCATGTGGCATCGAAAAGCCCCTTTCTTGCCTTACGACATTTAGCAGAAATTTCAAAAGAATGCTCTACTTGTCCGAATAAATTCTTAGGTTTACTTAAGGTCACTATCTCATAATACTTGTTACCATACAAAACAAAGTCGCCCTCTCTAACGAACAAATCTTGATCTTCCTCTAATCTGCGCTTATGAAAATGTACTTGTATTTCTGATTCAGCATCAACCCCAACACCTTCCATGTATTTCGTAGAAAATTCAGTAAACTCTACGAGAGCATAAACTCTAATCGGAGGAAGGAATGTTTTCTCTATCGCCTCTCCATATATATCGTGAAAGCGAGTGGTCTCCAAGTCAATTGGGTAATATAGTATTTGTTGCCCAATTACTTTCTCAATAAGCTCATCATTGACTTGCTTAACTAGATCGCGTTCTTTCTTTCCAAAGAACAGTGGAGGAGGGGGCGCAGTGGGTCTATTCCATTTATTCTGTGCCATTTAAAAATTATCCTACAAAGATTGGTAGAGGTGAATTTCTTAGAGCGGCAGCGGCTGCGTCAGTCATTTCTTGATCATTCTTAGCCAAATCAATATACTTCATTTTATCAAGCATTTCCATCAATTGTGTTTTAAGGGCGTCTTGTTCTGATTTTGCTTGAGAAAGCAATTCTGAATGGTTAAGAGTTACACTCTCGCCCGGAATAGGCATTGTAGTAAACTTGCCACGAATCTGTCCGAGCATCTCTTTACAAAGAGCAAGAGAGTAATTCCTAATCCATTGTTTTCCTATTGCATTAATATTTGCATATGGGATATTATCGAATGGAAGCGTATTCATATTATTGATACCATGCACACCATCCTCGTATCTGTCGTTCTCTTCCCAGGCGTCTCCCTGATCAACATAAAACTCTACATATACTCTATCATCCAAGCCATCAGTAAAACCATATCGATCTGGTTTAGGGAAAAGTCTTAAGAAATTATCTTTAATTTCATATGAATAATGAGAGGTTCTAGTATAAATTGAATCCTCATACATTATTGCTTGAAGTTTGTTTTGCCATGTTGGAATAATCTCGAAAGTAGAGTCGTCAGAAAACTGACCGTATGTGGAATAGTTTCCAATAACGTTCACACCACCGTAGTATCCATAAAAACGCCACATGGCTCGGGGGGAGCGGTAAAACACTCTGGTAACCACAACTCTCTTTTTACCAATCTTGTCAGCAAATGGAACTGCGTTACCCGCATCATCTGTTCCGCTAGTTGATGCATTAGATAAAATTGTTTGAAGATCATAATCTTGCACACCAACTTCTGTTTTAAAGGAACCGGAGTATATCGGCGTTGTTCCGCCAAATCCGCCAGCAGTTGCAACAGCATCACCAATGCGTCGTGCGTATGTAAATTGAAATTTAGGAAATTTAAGATTTACATTTGTTGGTCCGGTTTTAATATCACCTTTATGATCAAACGTACCAGTCGTCATTCCTAAGAAATCAGACATTACATTTTGACTTTGATGTAGATTAATAATGTATGAATATTCCAATACAGCTTCTTCATAAGCTGAATAAACATTCGCTGGTGTTAACTCAATATCGACGACATCTCCACCAAGTTTTTTAAAAACATAATTAACTTGTAAAGCTGCACCACTGAGAAAATCAGCAGAGCCAGTATAAATACCGAAAGGGACTACAGAGGCTACGTCATCTGCAGAGCCGGTTGATGTGAGGATAACTGAACTGATTTCAGATATTGGGGAAATTTGTCTTGTTGGCATGTTGGTATTTCCTTCACTCTAAATAGTATCTCACAAAACAAAACTCCCCACCTAGAAGATGGGGAGTCAAAGCGTAAAGATTATTCGCTTTTAGTTGCTGCTTTTTTTGTTGTTTTTTTGGTTTTTTTAGCAGGAGCTTTTTTAACAACTTTCTTCTGTGTAGTTGTTTCGTTTACTTCGGCAATCTTTTTAGCAGCTTTTTGTTTTGCCTTTTTACGTGCTCTAAAATTATTTTTACCCATTTGTTACCTCTTAAACATCAGCGAAAACGTTGTAGCCGTGAAGTCTAAGAACAAACTTACCTGCTGTATATGCGGCAGCACCAGAGCCAGAGTGAGCGAGATATAGATACTTATCATTAAGATCCTCATCGATATCAAACTCGTTGTTCATGCCAAGGGTCTGTGCAGATGCACTAACCAAAATGGTTCCACCAGTTCCTAATCTCTCGCCAGAACCTGACTGGTTGTTAGCGAAAACTAAACCAACGTGTATTCCACCTCCAGCAGGAGTCTCAACACACATTAACTCGCCGGATGTTAAAATACCAATACCGTCAGCAGCACTCGCTGTAGTGTTAATTAACATGACCTCAGCCGCAGTGTGCCCAAGACCTGTGCCGTTATTAACAGATGAACTAATGCCAACTACGGAATAGCTATTAGGATCACCAGGGGCGCCAATGTATGTAAAAGAGGATGCTGGTCCTGCAGAGGAACCTAAATCAATAAGGATTTCGGTTGTAACCAATTGGCCGTCTCTAAGTCTAGTTTGGCTGCTCATGCATGGGCCTATGCCGCCACCAGATGTAGAGGTTAATTCCTCACCTTTTGTGTTAATCTGAAATAATCTTTTTCTACTTAATCTTCTTGCCATAATAATATCTCCTTAATTAATTGTTATTGCAATAACTTGATTTACTCAATGATTTAATCCCAGCCACCTCGGTATTAGATCTTTCTATGGGCAGTGGCCTCGCCCAAAGGAGAATAATCCAAGTTAAAGTAATTAGTGCTCTTAAAACAAAAAAACCCCCTCATTCAAAGAATGAGGAGGCTTAATTTAGCTATCGCTTAGCTATCAGGAAGCGTACTCTTCACCGAGGAGTCCACGACAGATAACGAGTCCATACATATCTGGACGAACCATCTTCTTGGCATAGCGAGTCATAACGCCCTTACGTGGGACGAAATCTTCAGGTCCAAAGATGGTTGGTGTTGTCTGGAGTGGGACATATGGAGCATACACATATCCAGACTCAAGGAAGCTAGTTCCACGACGACCAACGAGAATAACGTTACGGAGGAAGTATGGGTCAACAATGACATCAAACTTCTTGCTGAGTTGACCAACATTGACGGCACCAATGGAGCCAGTCTCGGCGTCAGCAGTAACGCTAGCACGGAAGCCAGCGGTGAACTCAAGGATGTTAGCAACCTCTGGTCCACAGACCACAAAGTTAGCACCACCTCTAAGAGTCTTACGGTGAATCTGTGCAGAAACATCATTGATTGTCTCAATGAGTGTCTCGTACCACTCGGACACTGTACCAGTGAAGTCTGGAGCAGCGGTAGAAGCACCAAGCTCAAGACCAGTCTCACGGTTCACGAAGAGACCTGGGGAGCGAGACCAGTAGAAGACTGAAGCAGTAGCACCCTCAACGAGGTCAGCAAGAATCTCACGATCAATCTCAAGAGCAATCTGCTCGGAGAGAATGCTGGTAAGCTCTGTCTCAGCGTCAAGGTTGTGGTAAGCGTTGAGGTCTTGACCCAACTCTGGTGTCCACTTAGCCTTAAGCTTCTTGGTCTGAGCGGTAACAGCGATGCTGTCAACCTTGATGTCGATCTCTGGAATCTGAGCACTTCCCTCAAGAGCAAAGAGATCACCGACAACTGCACCAACAGTAGCGGAAGCATCAATCTGATCTTTGACTGGGAATGTCATGGAGAATTCGGTCATGTTACCCTGTGTTCCAGTGGAACCAGCGAGAACAGTTGCGTCATTTGTAACCAAGACAAGACGAAGTGCTTCAGCCTGATCAGTCAAGCCAGAACGGAAACCGGAACCACCCTCGTTAGCAACGAGATAGGAAAGGCGACGAATCTGCTCAATCTTCTCACCATTAACACCCAAGGAAATACCAAGAAGTGTCTCAAGAGCGGAAGTATCAGTAGTAACACCACCAGTGCGATCTGCGTTAGCCAAAACGAAAGCAGAGAGGTTATCAAAGTCAGCGTCACCCTCATTAGCAGTAATTGCGGTCTTAGCAACATCCAAGACGTAAACCTGCAAACCAGAATCTTCAATAGCAAGAAGATCAGGGTCAAATCTGATTAACTTCTTGTTAGCGTCAGAAACAGCACCGTTGAGCAAGAAGGTAGCCTTCTGAACTAAAGCAGTAGCTCCAGCGGTTACAATAGCATTAAGCGAACCACTTGGGGAAGCATATGCATAACCAACTTTCTGACGAAGACCATTCTCGCCCTGAGTTGTGACAGTATCAACCAAGTTAATACCACCAGTAATCTGAGCACCAACCTCGTTACCACCATAGATGGACTTGTTGGCAAGGTTACCCATGCGCTGGGTAAATGTCTCAGACTCTCCAAGATTTGGTGAGTACACGAAATCGAGGAAGAAGATGAGCCCACTTGGGAGACTCATTGGCTGAACGCTAACGAGATCATTAGCAATCAAGCCTGCGAACACGCGGCGAACGATTGGGAAAGCCACGGCTGCGAAACCCTCAACATCGCCAGCGGCGAGGGAAGAGGACTCACGGAGAAGCTCTTTTGCCTGGTTCTCAAGCAAACGAGCCATGGAAGCCTTCTTGCGGTCGTTGGTAAGACCCTCAAGAAGCCCTGTGCGCTCCCATTTGGTGAGAAGAGCATTGCTCTCCGCACGCATATCACGATTGACAACACCTTCGGTCAATCTTTCTACAATACTAGCCATTTTAAATTTACCTCCTAAAATATGTTTTATTTAATTCCGGCTAAACGTTGCATACGCTCTGCGAATGCATCATGTTTAGGTGTACTTTCCTTGCGGGAAGCACGAATAACAGACGAAGGACGACTAATAGCTTCGCTCAATGATTTTGGTCCACGGTTTGGTGTAGACTCCACTGTACTTTGAAGTGTATTATAAATTGTTCTTGCCTCTGTTACAGAATCGGCTTTTGAAATAGCTTCGACAATTCTTGTTTTCTGTCGCTCATTTAAGGAGGTATTTCGTAATACGCGATTCGTATATAATAAACGTGCATTGGAAAGGTTAACATTTTGCAATGTTTCCTTTAACTCCCCTGCGACGCTTTTAAAGTTAGTAAGCTGCTCGTTAAGTTGGTTATTTTCAAAAACCAACTCTTCCGTCGCTTTCTTTAAAGTCTCTAATTCTTCTTCGACATCTGTGCTGCGGCGATGTGCGATCTCTTTCTCCATCTGGAACTTTATGTCCTCAGAGGAGCGACCAGCCCATCCAGCCAATGATGCACCCATATCAACTGTAAGCTTCTCAACGATTGAATCTAACAATTCATCGGAGATTTCTAATTCTTCTTCCATTGTGTCGAGAACAGCCTCATCTTGCTCTGCGGAAGCTTTCGCCTCATCAGCAGATTGCTCGCCGGCGGAGGCACCAACTTCCACATCATCCTCTTGGAGGAGAGCAGCAAGAATAGCCTCTTCAATCTCGATATCCTCATCAAGTTCTTCCTCATCCTCGTCGTCGCGAGCACCAGGAACAGATGGCATTGAAGGCATAGACATTTCTTGAAGAGCTTCTTTAAGAGCGCCAAGATCTAAATTAACCTCAACGTCCTCGCCTTCCTCGGCTAACTGCTTAAGATTATCGCCTTCCATCTCACTTAAACTATCTGTAGCAGCAAGTGGCACGTTCTCAACGTCTTCTTCCAAAGAATCATCACCCTCTGCAGGAGCATCCTCGTCAAGGCCTAACTCGTCCTGCTCTAAAAGCTGTTCGAGAGTCTCGCGGACCTCTGTTGAATACTTATCAACAATAGCAGCTTCTGCATTCTTGAGGGCTGCTTCACGCAATGCTTGTGCATCTACAATGGCTTCTTTGAGTAAGTTGGACATGTAGTTCTCCTTAAAAACAATTTTTCAATGTAATTAGTGTGCTAAAAAAGTAAAAGAACCAATTATAAGAACTTATGATACATCTAAGGTCTTTCAGGAGGAGGCTCTTCAATGGCTTGTTGTATAATTGACGCCAACCAATTCGTAAGCTCTGATGTGTCTGTTACAGTTCCAGCACCAGATGTGCTTATTTTTGTTACTAATTCTGACTCTACAAAATCACGAAATGCTCCATTATTTACATATCCCAACTCTTCATAATAATCTAGAATTCTTGTTATAGTGTCGTTATCATCATCAAAGTGTATTGTTTTAGCCATTTTCTATTTCCTATGCCTCATTAGCGCCGGTGCCTGTCTCAGAGGCGCCTGGCTGCGAAGCCACAAAGTTCCAGAATAATCTAAAAGATCCCGAGGCACTTGAACAAGTGCTAGTTGATTGGGTTCCTATCGCCACATACAATCTAGAACCACTGACGTTATCACTGAAATCAGTAGCGGTGCCACTATCATTTTCTTGACTATATACAGTTCCATCACTTTCTCTAGGGGAAACAGATATGATTGAGGGGTCTCCTCTATTGTCGATAAAGGTCATAGCATCTAAATGAACACGCGATGCGGCACCGGGGCTTCTATTACTTAATGCTTTAAATGTTTCAGTCTCACCGCCAACAGATAAATAAGGTTTAATTGTATAGTTAGAGGTGGAAGTGTGACCGTAGTTATATAAAAGAGTAAAATCTGGCGTGGTGTCATCCCCACTGTATGGCTGACTAACAATACCATAAGCACAAATTAATCTAGGTCCGCCGCTTTGAACTGTCCCAGCATTGTTAAACCCGGTAAAGCTTGTCTTGCCAGTGCCGTCTTCGTGAGGAACTGTTTCCATTGTAAGCATCAAAACACCTGCTTTGCCCTCTTTACCTAAGCTGTGCATAGCTGGTGCTAATCTATCTTGAAGGTAATTTTCCGGGGAATAAAATTGAACTGGGAACAATTTTGGCTCATTTAATGTTCTATTTGGAACATTATCTGCAAGACCAGCAATTGGATTGTGTCCGAAAGTAAATATACCATTAGAAGCGCTGATAAAACACGCATTAGCTTCATCGGCAGTGGCGTTTACACCTTTAACCAAAGTCCAGCCTTCCAAATCCATAACTTGGATTCTTCTATAAGGATTTTCAGTTCCATAGTCAGCAGAGGCAGTTACAATAATAGACTCGCCACTATCATCAGTAATTGTACATCTAATGTTATGCACACCTTTTTCAAGTGCTGTAAAATCAACACTTTGACTAATTGGTCCAACACTTGGGTCACTTTGGAAATTAGAGAAGTTAACGCCTTCAGTCGAAGATGTTATGTTGCTTGGTGTTACAACAGACCAAGAGAAAGTTTCGCCACCCGTTCCACCACCCACACTTGCTGTTAGAGTTTGTGTTGCAACAGAGCCAGTCTTCGCTGTGTTCAGGTCCCCTGGAATGCGCGCATCCCCGGACACAGACGAAGAAATAAATCCTGAAAGTGGTGTGCCAACAACCTTACTTTGTGCATGCGAAGCTGATAATGTTGGTGTAGCGTTATCAGAAACGGTGCAGGTAACTGTATAGAGTCCAACTCTTTCTGGAGTAAATGTTGGATTTTGTGTAGCAGCGTTATCAAATTCTGATGTGGTGGTAGAGCCATCTGGTCTAACTGCAGTCCAAGCAAAACTTAATGGAGCGGTTCCACCAAGTGCGACAGCAGATAAGCTTTGTGTATCTAAGTTATCTGCCGTAATCATACCTAGCGACAACAGAGACAAATCACCTGCTCCTCCTCCAGAGCCTGTAACACCTAAAAATGCAGACGCTGTGGCAAAGAAAACACTATTCTCTTCATCTTGTACCCTAACTGAAACAACATTAACTCCCTCCACAGAGGCTGAAAAAGTAGTGCTTTGACTTAAAGGAGTTGCAGAGAAATTACTGAACTCTGAATTTGTTGATAATCCAGTTGGGCTTAACACATGCCATGTGAATGTGTAAGAGCCAGTTCCACCAACTATACTTGCAGTCACATCTTGTGGAGCAAAGGAGGCACTGTTTACAAGACCAGTAATTGATCCGTTAAGCTTCTCTCCTATAAAAGCAGTCTCAGTGTTTGTGGCCGTTAAAGCAGGAATAGAGCTATCTGTTGCTGTGCATATTACAGTGTACAAGCCAACCGAGAGGGGTCTAAATCCTGGGTTTTGTGCTGTTCTATCACTAAACTCTAAGACACTAGGAGATCCATCTGGCTTAATAGCAACCCAATTAAATGTGTATGGCGAAGCTCCACTAACAGTTGTGGCGCTCAAGCTTTGACTAAAGAAACTAGACGTTGAGGCTAATCCAGAACTTGTAACAGTAAAGTCTGAGCCTGTAATTCCTAATTCTGCTGATGATGTTGCAAATACTGAATTGCCTGCTTCATCGGAAACATACACAGACACTACGTTCAAACCGGCAACGTCTGGAGTAAATGTAACACTATGACTTAAAGGAATACTGGAAAAATTAGAAAACTCATTTGTAGAAGCTGAGGCCTCTACATCCGTATTATTCCAAACCAATGTATAAGAGCCGCTGCCTCCTCCAACGCTGGCGGTGATATCTTGACCAGCCATTGAACCAGTGTTTAACAAAGTGCTTAAACTAGCAGACAGCACTTGTCCCATAAATTTAGACTGTGTGCTTGTGGCTGTTAATGCTGGTGTTGAAGAGTCTGTTGCTGTACAAACAACGGTATACAATCCTACTCTTAACGCTCTGAACCCTGGATTCTGTGTTGTAGCGCTGCTAAATTCTGCTGTGCTAGTTGTTCCGTCAGGTCTAATTGCTGACCAATTAAAGCTGTAGGGTGATGCTCCGCTTATTGTTGTGGCAGATAAACTTTGACTTGCAAAACTTACACTTGTAACTAAGCCGGAAGCTGTAACGTTAAAGTCTGAACCGGTAACACCCAAAGTAACAGATGCTGTTGTTTCAACTGATGTTCCAGAATCATCTGTGACTCTGACAGCCAAAGAATTAAGTCCTGGGAATATTGGTGTAAATGTTGCACTTTGACTTAATGTTCCATTAGAAGCAGAAGAGAAATTAGAATATTCAGCAACTGAACCTGTTCCATCAGAATTCGCATTAGACCAAATATATGTTTCGGTGCCAGTGCCGCCAGCAATACTTGCGGTTACATCTTGTGCAGTCATGACAGCATTACTGGCGATGCCGGTAATACTCACTGATAATTGAGTTCCCACAACTTGTGCAATGTTGCTACTGGCGGTTAAAACTGGTATTGAGCTATCTGTAACTGTACATGTTACTGAGTTTAAACCAACTCTAGCTGGCGTGAATAGAATAGCAGGATTTGTTGTTGAATTAAACTCACTTGTGCTATCTGAACCATCCGGACGAACATTAGACCAGACATAAGAATACGGCTCCGTGCCGCCTGTAACACTTGCAGTTATAGGCTGTCCGAGCAAGCCACTGGAAGCTGTGAATCCAGATATCACATTTTGTAGATCCGAACCAGTTAATCCAATCTCAGCAGATGCTGTAGCCATAACTCTACCATTGCCGGCATCAGTTACCAGACATCTAACAAGGTTATGCCCTGCATGTGACGCCGAGAAAAAGCAACTTTGACTTAATGGGTTTGTAGAAAAACCAGAAAACTCAGAGGTTGAAATAGTGGCGTCGGGCTTTACAACTGACCATTGGAATGAATAAGAACCAGTGCCACCGGTGGCGCTAGCTGTTAATGCCTGTGCAGCGTTTGAACTAGTTGTTTGTAGTCCATTTATTGATGCAGCTATTTCTACACCTATAAACTTAGAATCTGTAGCGCTCGCAGTTAGCCCAACTCCAACATCTGGTGTATCAGTAACTGTGCATGTTACAGAATAAAGACCAACGCGTTGTGGTGTAAATCTTGGAGCATCGGATGTTGCGCTGCTAAACTCAGAGGTACTGGTTGAACCATCAGGTCTAGTCGCAGACCAAGCATAATTATATGGTGAAATACCACCAGCAACTGTTGTTGTTAAATTTTGATGAAGCAAGCTTGATGTTGCAGTTAGCCCACTAATTGATAACGATAAATCAGATGCTGTGACGCCAATTATTGCAGATGATGTTGCAGAAACAATAGAGCCTGCACTATCAGCAACTCTAACTTTTACAACATTTAATCCTTTCAGGGCAACAGTAAAACTACAACTAGGTTGATTTGTTGCTGAAAACTCTGATGTTGAAGTTGTTCCATCTGATCTGAGAACTGTCCAATTGTATGAGTAAGGGGTCACCCCTCCAGCAACACTAGCTGTGAGAGCTTGTAGGGCGATTGAAGCAGTTTGTACTAGCCCGACTACACTAGCAGATAAATCAGTTCCAATGACTTTCGCTTGAGTATCACTAGCTGAAAGTTGTGTTGTTGAGCTATCAGTAACCGTGCAGGTTACAGAATATAATCCAGCAGCAGCAGGAGCAAATAAAACACTAGCACTAGCGTTGGCCGAACCCTCAGTAAACTCTGAGGTACTAACAGTACCGTCAGGTCTGACAGCCGACCAACTAAAGCCATAGTCCAATGTACCACCAGTGGCACTAGCTGTTAAAGCTTGTGCACCTAAACTGGTAGTAGCCACCAAACCACTTGCTGTTACTGATAAATCAGGAGGATCATCAGCAGCGGGATTAATAAAAGCCCAACTGAAACCCATTTAACCTACTCCGACAGAACCAGACCAATTAGGACCAGTAGAGCCCGAAACCCTAACTCCATCAATGTTAGTTAAACCAGCAACAACATCAATAGCATTAGAGCCAGAAAGATATATGGAGGCAACCTTAAGTTCTAAAACTCCAGAGGTGCCTGTAGAACCATTTGCATCGGCATCGGCCTTAGCAACTATAAAATAGTTGGAACCGGCCACAACACCATTTTGGGAAAACCCAACTCTACAGTCCGCTGTTCCTCTGTTAATAACTTGAAACCATCTACTAAGATTTGGAAAAGAGATCTCATGACCATTAGTCACTGTAGCATCAATATTTCCACTTGCGAATGGTCTTCCACTAACCTGATAAGCTCCGACGTGATTAACGCCAACTCCTGTTTTCCAACCCTTTGCACTCATTGCAAGACCTCCAAAATTTTATTTCACTTATAAATAGTTAGTTTTTGTTTCTATTACGCTTTTGTCTTTTCTTTTCTTCACGAAGCCTTGTGCGTTGGGCTCTAATTCTCTTTTGCTTTTTTGCCTCAGATGGTTTTTTGTGATATTGGCGATCACGAAACTCCTCAACAATTCTAGTTTTCTTTGTTTTTTTAAGGAATCTTCTGATCATTCTATCTGCATTATTTTTGCAAGATCTCGCGTCTACAGAAAAATTGACACTTTTACCTCTACTCATTTTATTGCCTTCCAAACTTGTGAAGCGCCACCAATCAAAGAGCTAATATCAACACCAGCGTCGCTTGGGTCTCCCAAGTCAACTGTTCCTGGTTTTGGTCCAGAGGATGTCGCCTCTCTATTACTTAATGGCTCGGTGCCCTCAAACAAATTAACTCCATTATAGGCATCATTGCCAATTGAATCCATCAATTTTTTACGATGTTCTCTAAGTTTTTTATTAGATTTTTGAACCTGCTTTTTGATTTGCTGGTCTTCATTAAATAGAGCGTCAGATGTTTTTTGCTTTGTTTCTACAATAACATTCTGGTTCATTCCCTGAGCAACCTCGGAAACAATGTTTGTCAATAGCCCGCTTTCTAAAAGAACTTCGTGGATACATTCTTTTACAACTGGCTTAATTAATCTTTTAAGTTCATTCTTTTTCATTATTTACTCTTCTAGTGTTTCACTATAAACAGGGTCTGGGGGACCGAAGATTCCAAAACCTAAATAATCGGTTATTGGGTGTGCCTCTCCGGGCATCAAAGTATCGGCTACAAGGGCACCAAACCAAAATACCCCAGGAGCAATACCAGGAATATCGTATTTAACATTTCTTAAATCAGAAGCCCCCTCAAATATTAAGCCAGCTTTAACTAATCGATTTAATCCTCTTGCTATTTCCTCTGGTTGTAGCATTTGATACAATTGATAAATCTCTCCCAGATCCGTCCAGCTATCGCAGAACCTCTCTACACGATCATAGCCAACAAAAGTTGTTAAATATAAGTAAGCTTCACTCTCATCGGGTAATACTATGGCACCAATAGCTCTAGTTAAAAGAGAAGATACAATATCTGTTACTTGATCGCCAACACTATCAACACCTGGAATAACCCCTAAAGCTGTGTTGATTGCTGCGATTCCCATAAGGACCGGGTGTCTCGATGCAATCGCTCCAGAAGCTATCGCTCCGTCAATAGCTACTTCAACAGGCTGCATTAATGGCTTCAATCCAGCACCAACAACGTAGCCTAGAAGCCGTGTAGTAAAATCTCGTGGGGAACAACCAGCGGGGGGCGCGCTTCCAGAAGGAGCTAAAGCCTCCTCATCTTCGGGGGCGCCTTGATATATTGTAGTATCGCGATAAAGATCAGGGTCATAAGTTTTACCCAAAGTCCCTGCTTTAGCTAAACCGACTCGCTCCTCTGAAATAAAAACTCTCCAGTTTTCCATGAGAAGCTGATCGCTTTTATAGCTGGACCATTTACTCATCGTCTAAAACCTCATTGAGCAGACGATTAATACGATCTGCTTTTGTAAATACTTTGTTTGTATAATCTTTGGCTTCTTTCATCATAAAAGCGCCAGGAGTTGAAGGCTCGGAAACAAAGTCAAAACAAATTAACTGAAAGTCATCCTCGACCATTGTGCGACCCTGGGACTCTGAAACAGAACCCATACCGCGAGAAGAAATACCAAGAGTCACACCGGACTCAACAAGGGAACGAAGAATTTTGCCAGATGGTGTATCAAGCACACGGGCTTTACCCATAACGGACTTACCATCCCACCAAACATCTGTAATCATGTGTGATGCGTTCTTAAGATTGATAACGGAATCTTCTGGGTGATCTAGCTCGCCAAGTGCTCTGTTTTCTTTTACAAGCTTCTCATAGTTCTTCATTTCTCTCATCAATACGCGATGAGGATAAACGCGACCATTTCCATTCTGAACATCAGCTTCTTGAAGCTTGCCAGAAAGCATCATACCGCCGTCAGCAACAAAACGCTTCTCTTCCTCGGTAAGAAGATCTTTACAAACTCCTCCCTCGCACAAAGCATAAAATTCTCTTAATAATTTTTGACTCATCTCTTTCCCTTTAAAAAATTAAGCGGGCGCAACCCGCTCGCCTATGCAGCCCTTCTTGCAAAGTCTGACTGGCTGAAGCATCCACTTACGTGTCCAAAACTCTGTCATTGTTCTTCTCCAATAATCTTGTCCAATTCAACATCAAGTAATTTAAGCTTGGCCTGGGCTGCGCCAGAAGTAAGCATCCCTCTAGCTGCTGCCTTTTGCATCTTTGCGACCATGGTAGCAATGACAGATCTCTCAGTATCATCTATACCAGTAGTAGCAACGCCTTTGGCTGCGTCCAGTGCGGCTTTTCTAGCGTCACTGGTGGAAAGCTTGGCAGTGGGTTCCTGCTCTTCCAAAGTCTTCAATTCTTCAAGAATAATTTCTTTAAGTTTATTCTTCGTTATCTTCATCGTTGATCCTCATATTTTGTGATATTTGGATTCCATCATCACTAAACACCATATTCAAGATATAAGATGTTCCAGACGAAAGAGAGCCCATTATAACAAAATTAAATAAACTTACGTCAAAACTAAATAGTTCAGTTAGTGGAGAAAGTAAAACTAAAAACCAACCAACATGAAAACCCATACACATCGGACAATGAAAAACTTTACCATAACCTTTGAAGCTATCTTTTGCTGGTCTTAATCTTTTTATTAGCGGCATATCACTATACACAAGAATTTGTGTAAGACCATAAGCGGCAAGAATAAAAATTAATAATTCCATTGTTTACTCAAGAGTGTAAAGATAATTCATAGCGTATGGATCTCTGATGTAGCCCTTGCGAATTGATCCTTGCTCGGTTGCCTGTGGAACTTCGCCCAACTCTGTGGAGTCGGTCTTGTCAGGATCTATTAATTCATCATCAGTCATGGAGATGATTGCTTCTGTGTGCTCAAAGTATGGGCGCTCTTCAGTTATAAATTGAGAAATATTAACAAGTGCTAGTTTCGCGGCGCTATTGTCTTTGTTTTTTGGCGATTCCATTGTTGCCTCAAACGAACCATAAAAAGAACCTGCCTGAATAGACTCAGGCACAACTATTCCTTTTCTCTTAAGATGGGTGAACAATCTATTCTGGGCACCATAAACATAATCAGATATAACTTCTTTTGGAAAGGCGATAACCTTATTCTGAGCAGTAGAAAGAATAATGTCGATATCACCATGATCAAAGATCATAAGATCTCCTGAGATACTCTTACGAATATCCATCTCAAGGGTGACTAATTTTCTGTTGGCTATGTTGCCAACTCTAATCGTTATCGCCATTGTAAATCTCTCCAACTAATGATTGTGTTTTAAGAACAGTCATTAAAACATTTTCGCTGATTGTTTCTTTGGCAAAGGAATCAAGCTTTTCAATAATCTGATTTGTCTTACCGAGCATGTCCTCATCGTTTTTAATAGATTCAACATCAACAGCTTCAGCAAGCTTTCCCTTGAGGCGACCAATCTCTGTATTAAGATACATCTTAAGTTCCAAGTTGTTGTCGGAAAAGGATGTAATATAACGAGTAAGAAGTTCTTTTTGTTCTTGGAGAAGATCAGAATCATACTTCTCATTAAATTTTTTAACAAATGTTTTATAAGTTAAACTATCAATACTGCCAGCCTCTTTAGCAGGCGAAGTCATAGTCATCCCTTTAATAATTTCTACTTCCATAATCACTTTATTTTTTGGGGATGTCTTTGTAGAAAACATTTGATCGATTGTGGCGAGAGATTTATAATTTGGAACAAAATTATTAAAAACATCCGAAGAGAGTTCTTTGTTGACATCATGAATTAATTCTGTTTGTTGCTTAAAGAGACCTGTTGGATCTATTAAATGCTTTTGCATTCTCACTTCATTGAGAATTTTTTGTGATGTAGTCTTATCAAGATTTTGATTTTCATACAATGAACGGTAACATTCGAGATCTTGCTTCAGAATACTTTGAGGATGAAAATGTTTCTTAATAATAGAAACAGTCTTTTCTTTTCTTTCAGCATCATTTTTGAGGATGGCAACAGTAGCCTCCCTCACAAGTGCTTCATAAACAAAAGCAGTGTTGCGCTTTTTATTATGTTTAACTTTCATTCTTTTGCTCCAGTAAAATCTCTTCTTTAGTTTCCAGTTCTTCCAAAAGCACTCGGACAGAACTATCAATCTCGAAAAGACGTGACTCTTCGTTACGTTCTCTCAATGTATAAGTAGATTCCTCTTGCTCGTAAATACCCACATTTGCACCAATTGGCTTAGCGAGAGTTCCGATTTCAGAACCAGGGAATGTGTTTCTTTTGCCAGAGCTAGCTTTTTGGGCGCCCCCTGCTGCCTTCATAGATCTTGAGCGAGGACCTCCTCCAGAGCGTCTATCATCTCTCTTAGGAAAGTATTTTTTTCCTTTTGCCTGTGGTTCCAAAGATTTAACTGTGGGGGTGTCTCGTGAGCCTGGAGGCACTGCTAACAATGGTGACTCATCTCCTCCTGCCTCTGGCGTTTCAGCGGGCGCTTCAGGTGCTAAATCTGCTGGCTCTACTTCTGCTGGACCTTCTTCTGCTCCAAGGTCTGCGCCCAAGTCAGCACCCAGGTCAGCCCCCAAGTCGGCACCTAAATCACCAGCACCACCTGCGGCTGCCTGTTCAGCGACCGCCTGAAGAGAGGCATCATGCTTGCGATCATAATACATTTCTCTTTGGTTGCGAATAAACTCTTCGTTAGACATTCCAAAAATATGCTCTGTAACCCAACGACGCGAGAAGAATCCTTCTGTTGCTGATGCAGCAATATCAAACTTTTGCTTCCAGTGCTCAATCTCTTGAAGCTCTGCGATCTTAGATGGATTATTAAGAGAAAGCTCAAAGTTTAGAAGATCGTCGCCACGGAATCCAAGAGTATAAAGGTGAATAATTCCAATCTTTGTAAGCTCTGCAATAATGACACGCTGTAATCTCTGAATGGTTCTGGCAAAACGAATATCTTTTTGTGCTAATGTTGTTTTGTCTTCTGCCGAACCCTCACCCATTGCAAGATATGCTTGTGGGATCTTAAGAGCAGAAAACAATTTATCACGAAGATATTTAATATCATCAATTGCTGTAATATTTTGGGCGCCTGCAAGAGACTGAATGTCTGTGACAGAACCCGCACGCACTGGGATGTAATAATCCTCCTCAATGGACATTGGGTTATAACGAAGATCAACTTGTCCAGTACTCGGATCGACAACAGAATGTCTTTTTAATTGAGTAACCACTTTCTCCATATATTGCTCAACATCTTGTGGGGGAATCGCTCCTACATCAATTTTAAATACACGACGTTCAGAAGAGCGCACAACGCGATATGCCATCATAGCATCTTCCATTAACGTAAGCTGCCTCCAGATACGTCTAGCGGGCTCCAAAATTGATGAGCCATACGGCATATACTTATCATTTCCTAAGATGCGGAAATGGGAAATCTGCCAGTTTTCAAAAGTCATTCCGGCGGAGTTCCACTGATATTGGGTATAATTTGGATTGGTGGCATCTTTGCCTTCCAATCTTTCAACTTCAGAAGGAGGCAAAGCTATTACAGACTTGACACCATATTTATCATCAATATCAAGATACAAAAAGAAGTCACCATACTTACACATGGTGCGTGACCAACCAAAAAGATTATACTTAAGGTTTAGAACTTGATCAAAAAGGATCGTAAGGACTGCCTTGATCTCTTCGTTTGTACATTTAATATTTAACATTGGATTTAGTTGAGAATATGTTGTCATCTCATCTGCATAAATATCAAGCGTTGAAGCAATTTCTGGTGTGTATTCCATTTGATCAAAGTCAACGTACCTTTCTACTCGACGTTGATTTGCCATGGCGTCAGTAGCAACAACATCCAATGGATTGTATACAGATTTTTTAAACTGTTGCCCAGAAGCAGACTTAAATCTTGACCCAAATTTATCTAAATGCTGTCGGCGAATACGACGACCAGATTGCGAGCGATAGTTAATAATTGGTCCGGAGAACAATCTAGTAAGCGCTTTGAATAAATCCGATTGTGGATTTGCTGGGTTTCTTGAGTTTCTTTTTGCCATTTATTATCTCACTTTATAATCCAGTTAAACTGCTCATACATTTTTTGTGCTTCGGTCTTTTGTTGTAGTGCACTATCTTTTTTATATCCAATCTGTCCTGCAATTTGTGTATTCATTGTTGTTTTAGATGTTATGATAGCATTTGAGAAAGCCATTTGATAATTTAACTCCCTGGCATTTGCTTGTAAAGCCGTATCGCGTACCCAACAACAAATAGCTAGCGCCATGATTAAATCATCATGATACCCTTTCATTGCTTGCGGTTTGCCATGACTCCAAATAAAAGTCTTGAATTCACCAGCTATACGAGTAGAATATATCTTAATTAGTTTATTTCTTATAAACTCCTCTAATTTAGCAATGATAAGAGGCCTAGTCTTCATGCTGGTAGAAAAGCCCGGCACAGCAGAGTTATGAACTTCAGCTTGATGCTGTTCAATATACTCGTGTGTCGATTTAATTGAGTAATACAAATTAGGATAGTTATATTCTATCAGTTTATCCAGAACTGTGTAGCCAATATTATTATTTTCTACAACCAGCATGCAGTTTCCAAACTCTCTACCATGTTGGTTTAGCATCTGTGCAAACATATCTGGAGTTACCTTACCTTGATATTCTCCAATAACTTCAAGGGTTTCCAACTTTAAGATATGAAACGTTGAGTAGTCTTCGCCATCACCGCGAGCAACATCCGCAACCATTAAATAATTGCAAGATGGATCATATTCTTCCCATAACCAGAAGTTTCTATCAAAGCCAGTTCGGTACTTTGGCTCACAAACTGTTGTGAGTAACCACTCCATATCTCCTGAATCGATAACTGTATCACCAGAAGTATTGAAGTTACACTCAAGCTCTTGTGCAATTTGTCGCTTTGACATATTCTTAGTTTCTTTGTAGAACCATTCCTTATCTCTATCCGGATGAACATCCCATGGCAAAACTGTTAGATTAAAATTATTTGCCTTTGCCTCTGCGTCAGTACAAGTTTTATGAAACCAGTTACCAACACCATTAGGAGTGGATAGAGCAATACAGCGACCACCAGTAGACAGAGTAGGATACAAACCAGTCCACAGATCTTCTAGTCCTTCAATATGTGCTGCCTCATCAAGGACCAACAAAGACAATGCTTCCGAACGACCAGCATCACCAGAGGTAGAAGCAGCCTTAATAGAAGAACCGTTAGACAACTCAAAGGATGTGCGGTTATCGATATTAATACTTGAGATGCGAATCCAATCAGGAAGATTCTTCATAATCTTCTTGACCTTGTTTACTAAGTTTCCTGCTGTCGCAAACTTAGTAGCCATAACAAGGACAGCCTTATCTCTATGAAACAACATAAGCCAAACAATATATCCGGCTGTGATTGTTGAGATACCAAGCTGTCTTGCTTTCAGAATGACGTTAAAGCGATAATCATTAAAGTCTTTTAACAGAACATCCTGAAAAGGGTATGTATTAAAAAGAATTAATCCGTGAAGAGGATGTGAAATTCTGGCGTAAGTCTTCAAAAAATAAACGGGGTCTTTACCACATTTAAGTATTTCTTGAACTCTTTTCTTTTTGTCTAACTTGAACGCCATTCATTTCTATTGGTTACGACGGCTTCTCTAATTGTCCTGGGACATCTTGCTTTAATTGCTCTAATTGCTTTTTAAGTAAATCAATCTTATCTTCAAGATTCATTACCTCAACTTGCTTAGCAAAATACTGGTTTGTGCTTCTAATGTCCATCATATCCTCGTCAGGGGTAGCGGAATAGCCAACACCACGCTCCATGTTCTCCATGCCTCGCGTAGCATCATCAATAGCATCACTTAATCTTTCAAGTTTTGCCTCAATGCCTTTGATGTGATCTTCTTTAGACTCGGAAACAAAAGTATTCCAGTTTTCCATTAACATTTTCATTTCAAGATTCCTTCTTGCGTGTATCATTCTCTGGGCGCTTACCGCCTTCGCCATTCCAGCCGCCCTGACTAACAAAGTCACGCCATCTGTCTTCTGCCTGTGCTTTGGAGCCTGTCTCGTTATTCATCTCTTCGTCAAGTCCGCCAACTCTAAAATTAAGTTTAGCGTTAACAAAGGAGCGCACACGAGAAGAATTTTGAACCATAACATCAATCTCGCCTTCTTTTGTAAGGGTAACTGCGTTTCCAGTGATGCGCTTATATTCACCTTTGAGCCATTTAGAAATGTCCATCATACGCTGCTCTGTATCAGATTCGAATCCAGAGGCATAAATTTCTTTTAACTGAACGTCAGACTGATAAGTAAGGCACATCATATTGCCGAAGAACTTAACACCGAAGCCATCCATAACGCGATGGTCGAGCATCATATCACCCTCTTCACGCTTCAGACCAATCTTCACTGGTTCGCCTTTCTCATCCAAAGCGCCATCATATCCGTTGGCTGCTGCTTGGGATAGACCCTGAACTATTTCATAAATTGTTGCCATTTTAATATTCCTTATTTAGACATCTTACGTAAAGTATCAAAGATCTCTTCTGC